TGCCAAGCGTGACGGTAAAATATCATTGCTGGGTACGATTGAAACGGCTATCCGCAGATTTAATGTAAAACTGATATTGATTGATAACCTCATGACAGCCTTGGACGTTGACCTCAGCAAAGAACTGTATCGGGCGCAGTCAGATTTTGTAAATGCTGTGAAATACATAGCTGTCAAATATAACGTTGCTATCATACTGATAGCGCACCCACGCAAGACCGCAGGCGGCATTGAACTGAATGCAGATAGTGTCAGCGGTTCGGGTGATATCACAAATAGAGTCGATTTAGTTTTAACATATAGCAAAAATAGCGACGACGACAAAGACGATTTTCAAAGCAAAATTGCCATTGTAAAAAACCGATTGACAGGCAACGTGGCAGACAACATCAAGGTCGCCTACAGCCAGATTTGTAAACGTATCGGCTGTAACAATGCTGAATGGGGCAGGATCTACGGCTGCTTCAAAGATGTTGACACGGCTGAGGACGAAGATTTGCCGCCGTTCTAAAAAAATGAGGAGGAATAAAAAATGAACAAGAAAGAATTTAAACAGTGGGTCAAAAAGACATACAGAGATTTTCAAAAAGATAAGCAGGCGATTGCGTACAGTGGTTGCAGTGACGTGGTTATTGTTTATGACACAACAGCCGTTAAATCCGCTATTGCAAAATGTTACCCACAAGATACATTTGACTATGACACAGGTGTTGCTATCGCCTATGCAAGATTGAAAGGAATTGAAATTCCAAAGGTCGAGGAAGAGCCAGAGTTCAAGCGAGTTGGAAACGGACAGGAATACTACTGCATAGGTAAATTCAATACGGCTCGTTTTGGAGCTGTCTACACACTAGAAACAGATCATTTTTTGGATAAAGCATCTTTTGAAAACAACAACTATTTCCACACAAGAAAACGTGCCGAAGAAGTTGCTGATAAAATCAACCTTTTACTGAAACTGGAAAGGTTACACGATACCTATTGTCCTGACTATGTACCTGATTGGCAGGACAATGCAAGAAAATACTACGTTTTTTATGGTACGAAAGACAGTACATACTATGTTGGTGGTTGTCTTGCTGTGGATAGAAAACCATGCGTTTATTTTCCAACAACAGAAATCGCACAAAAGGTTTGTGACATCCTGAACGGCGAAACAAAAAATGCAAAAAGCCTTTGTGGGGCTTGCTGACGAGGTGTACAAATGGAAAGAACAGAGATTGACAAGCTAGCATATCGTGGTGAAGAACTACCGAACGATAGCAATATTTTTGATGAGATATATTGGCTGGCTATGTACTATCTGTACAAAACCGCCACACTGAACAACATTCCTGCAGAGCAGGCAGCAAAAGCCAAGAGCGCCTTGACACAGAAACTGGACAAGCAGATAAAGCGGAGCGAACCTAACGAAAACGTGATAGCGGCATTCAATGACAGTGTACGTGTTATGCGTGAAATGGAAAAATTCATCAGACCTTATGCGGAATTTGAAAAGAAAAGCCGTGAAGAGCTGATAGAATTTATCAAGCATATGTTCGATGTGCTGTCAGGGCTAGGTCCGTATGAGGAGGACGAAGAGCATGGGTAACAATAAATTCTGCACCAGCTGCAAATATTTCGAGAAGTCACCTGACAACTGCGGCAGAAAGAACGGAAAATATGGGCTGTGTAAATATGGTGTGAGACAGGGACTTTGCCCGAGAGTAGTCAACTATCAGCACACTATCTGCGAAGTGTTCAAGGACAAGATAGAGGCTGTGAAATGCAGTGCTGCTACGACGCTTTGTTGGTACTGCAAACACGCAGTGCCAAAGAGTGACAAGCTGACAGGTGAACAGATAACAGGGTGCAGCTGGTCGATGGACAGACAACCTGTTGCCGGTTGGAAGACGCGCGGTCATAGGGTTTACGAAGGGCAGAAAGGCACGTTGCATTCATATACTGTGACTGAGTGTCCTGAGTTTGAGGAGGGATAAAATGAAGGTATTAATAGCGTGCGAAGAATCACAAGAGGTCTGCAAAGCGTTCCGTGCGAAAGGACACGAAGCGTACAGCTGCGATATTCAGATGTGTTCAGGCGGTCACCCTGAATGGCATATATGCAATGATGTTTTGGATATTATCAATGGCAATACCGATTTCTTCACCTGTGACGGCAAGCAGCATACTGTTGAAACATGGGATATGATTATCGCACACCCACCGTGTACGTACCTTACGAACGTGGCTACACGCCACTATAGTTTGAAATGCACACCTGCTGAAAAGGTGGTCGAGCGTATGAAACACCGTGAAGAATCAATAGTATTTTTTATGCAGATTGTGTCGGCGAACGCACCGAAAATTGCAGTGGAAAACCCTATAGGGCGTATGAATACTGTATTCAGAAAGGCAGATCAAATAATTCACCCATATATGTTTTCAAACGGACCGGAAGACTCAGAACAGTTTGTCACAAAGGCGACGTGTTTATGGCTAAAGGGGCTGCCTGTCCTACGACCAACATATACAGGGGACAAGCCTGATAATGGCAAGCTGTTTGGACGATATTCTAATGGTAAATCACGCACATGGGAAGAAACACGTCATTCTGGCAAAGATCGTGCTAAGGTAAGGAGCAAAACGTTTAAAGGTATTGCTTTTGCAATGGCTGAACAATGGGGAAGTGAGGAGGGATAACATGGTAAAAATCAAACCCGAATACATCTTCCCACTTCTGCTGATTTTGTTAGACGTGGGAGCAGCGACTATATACGCCGTACAGAAAGACTACAAAAAGGCTGTCTACTGGTTAGCGGCGGCAGTGCTGAATGTGACGGTAACTTTTTAGGAGGCTATATGGATAGTGCAAAAGAACAAAAGGCTATCGAACGTCTGAAAACGTTTGTACCTGAGGACGGATATTATCTAGCATATAGCGGTGGAAAAGATAGCGATTGTATCAAAATTTTGGCACAATGCGCAGGCGTTAAATTTGAAGCAGTACATAATTTGACAACTGTTGATGCACCCGAAACTGTGAGATATGTTCAATCTCAACCAGATATCAGAATTGACAAGGCGTATGACAAGGACGGCAATCATGTTACTATGTGGAATTTGATTGTAAAAAAACTAATGCCTCCGACACGTCTTGCAAGATACTGCTGCAGCGAATTAAAAGAACGTGGCGGCATAGGACGTGTTGTTGTCACGGGCGTTAGGTGGTCTGAAAGTCAACGCCGTAAAGAAACGGCTGATGTTATAAAAATTATCGGCAAACCGAAAGCTACAATGAAAGCTGCTGATGAAATAGGCATAGAGTATCAGCAAACGTATCAGGATGGGATAATTCTTAACGATGATAACGACAAAAATCGTAGGTTGGTTGAACACTGCTATCGCACTACGAAAACTATGGTAAACCCTATAGTCGATTGGTCTGATTATGATGTGTGGGCTTTTTTGCATTACTATGGTTGCAAATCAAATCCGCTGTATGAATGCGGTTTTAATCGTATAGGGTGCATTGGCTGTCCTATGGTAGGAAAACATAGATACGTTGAATTTGAACGATATCCGAAATACAAACAAAATTTTATAAACGCATTTGATAGAATGCTAGAACGTAGAAAACAACTTGGAAGAGTTGCTAAAATGTCATGGCAAACAGGTCAAGACGTTTTTCGCTGGTGGTTGGGCGAAGATTTCAACCAGCTAACATTTGATGATTTGGAGGTATAAAGATGACAAAATATATCGACGCAGAAAATCTGATTAACGAACTATCAGCGGCGTGTATGCCGATATACGAAAAGGGCATAACAGGCATTCTGGGTGACAACAGCAGTATCGCTGATATAATCAACGAACAACCTACTGCAGACGTGCAGGAGGTCAAGCACGGATATTGGAAAAGTCAGAAACAAAGCGGTTTTTATCGCCTGGCGGATTATGAGTGTAGCATTTGCGGCTATGATAATGATGAAACGCCTGATTACTGCGCCTTTTGTGGTGCAAAAATGGAGGGATTTGACGATTGAGAGATATGCAACTTAACGTTAATTTCCCGTTAAGACCTTGCCTTGTAAATGGCGAAAAGATGTTATTTCATATGTGGGGCATAGGTCGGAATGAAACCATAGGTATCGTAGAGGACGCTAATGGGTCGATAATGGCAGTTTTCCCTTACAAAATAAGATTCACGGATGAAATCTTTAAAGAGTATATGCATGAAGAGGGTGATTCTGAGTGAAAGCACGAACAAACATCGTCAGACAAAGCGACATCAAAAAAGAGGTCGCAAAGGAAATGCAAAAAAGATATAGCGAACTGCAAGGCGAGATAATGCAGGATATCACAGAACAGATAATGGCGACTGTTTTGTGGACGCTGGATAAGTGGTACGGCTGGAAAGGCAAACGCCTGCGTGCATTTATCGACGCAGTGAATAGCACGTTTGACATCATGGACACGGCTGAATTCGATAACGATAACAACGCCAGCTATCTGAAAGAGACATACGGCATTGACCTGTCGGAACTGATATCAACGGAAATGACTGACAGGGTGCAGAAAGGCGGTTGAAATGACAGCAAAAGAATATTTGCAGAATGCCTATAAAATCGAGAGGCGTGTGAAAATCATTGAAAACAAAGTCAAGAAGCTGTGGTCACAACTAGAATATGCTGGTATTTCATACGAAAATACAGGTGCTAGTCATGGTAGTTGCAATGGTGACAAGATGTCAAGCACCATAGAACGCATAGCAGAATACGAACGCAGACAGCAGGAACTGGCGCTGATACTGATTGACAAACGTTTGCAAATCGAAAAGTCCATTGACGCAGTGGCAGACGCAGACCAGCGAGAGGTCCTTGAAAGGCGATATCTTTTCTATCAACGCTGGGTAGGAAAATTCAACAAAGAAACTGGTGAATACATAATGGGGATCACTGACTATATGAACTACTCAGAACGCACGATTTATAAAATTCACGGCGAAGCCCTGAAACATATCATCGTTCCGAAAGAGTGCAGTGAAATGCAGTGAAATGCAGCTATTAATCTGCTATACTGTATAATAGCCCGATAGGGTGAAAAGGTCAGTTGGTTATCTCCTCAATAAAAGCCAACCCCATTTTTACGCCTGAGTGGCTAGCCCTCAGGCAATGTGCAGGGGCGGTGCGCCATCACTTAACCTGCTCCATGTTTTTTACTTCTTTTGCTTTAGATCTCCTGATTCCGCTATGGCATTAGCTATGGCGGATATATCGGTCGATACTGCGATGATGTTGACGCCGATACCAATCAGCCACACACACCTCTTAGCAATGTGTCCCATGTGTGGCATTTTTATTTTATGGGGGCGGTATCATGAAAGGCTTTGCATATTCCTTTTACCGCTCTGCAGCGTGGAAGAAGTGTCGCCAATCCTACATTGACAAACGCATACTAATCGACGGCGGTCTTTGTGAAGAATGTCACGAACGTGCTGGAT